CCCAGACAGCTTTCAAACCGCCAAGGAAACCATTCATGATTGCCTTACCAGCGCCAGCTAAGTCAATATGTGCCAAGCCACTAAATAGATTTTTTACACCGTCACAAAGATTTTTAACGCCATTTTTCATGCTGTCCCAAAAACCTTGCGCACCAGAAACCAATCCGTTAATTATATTTAAAGTCCCTGTTTTGATGCCATTCCACATGTTTGTTGCTGTGGATTTAATGCCGTCCCAAAGTCCAGCCATAAACCCCTTAAATCCATTCCATGCGGCTTGAGCGCCAGCAATAAAACCATCAATAATGGCTTTTATGCCAGAACAGATACCATTCCACATGCTTATGGCTGTTGATTTAATGCCTTCCCAAAGACCAGATAGAAATCCTTTAAATCCATCCCATACAGCTTGAGCACCTGCAATAAAACCATCAATAATAGCTTTAATACCAGATGTGATTAGATTCCATACGGTCTCAGCTACAGATTTAATTGCGTCCCATACTCCAGCAAGAAACACCTTAAGTCCTTCGAAAGCCCCAGTGAAGAAACCAATGATTGTATTAATAATTCCTGAGAAGAAAGTACAGATACCATTCCAAACAGTTGAAATAGCGTTCTTAATACCATCCCAGATTAATCCCAAATCCTCACCTAACTTCTTAAAATCAAGTGTTACCAAATCAATGATAAATAGAACGGCTCCTAATACAATACTTTTGATCAATTCCCAAGCACCAGTAAAGATCGTCTTAATGCCTTCAAACACTTGAGAGAGTCCTTCTTTCATGCCATTCCAGATGCTCATAAAGGTATCGACAAAAGGTTGAACAATAGCTAAAACAGCGCTAGTAATAGAAGTCCATGCTGTAGTTGCTAAGCTAGTGATTGATTCCCACAATCCAGAAAAGAAATCAGAAATCCCTTGCCACGCTGACTTAATTCCCTCAATCGTTCCGTTCCAAGCGTTTGAAGCTCCTGAAGATATGCCACTCCAGAGACCAGAGAAGAAATCTTTGATTCCTTGCCATGCGCCCTTGATCCCATCAATGACACCATTCCAAACTGATACCACGCCATTCCAGAGATTGATAGCTCCATCAGAGATACCTTTCCAAAGACCAGAAAAGAAATCAGCAATTCCTTTCCATGCGGATTTTATCCATGATACAAAGCCACTCCAAATCTTTCGACCTGTTTCGGTTTGAGTGAAGAACCAAGTTAATGCAGCAACTACTGCTGTGATTGCAACAATCCATGCTCCAACAGGATTACCGGCAATTGCAGCATTAAAAGCCGCTACTGCTCCTTTTACTGCTGTGATTGCTTTTTTAAAATCTAAGATAATTGCTTTTACGGTAGTAACTGCTTTAAATGCCATAAATCCGGCTAAAGCCCCGGCTAGTGCAGATTTAACTAAGTCCATAGCTGTTTTGTTTTCGTTAATCCATTTAGTAAAATCTTTTACTTTCTCAGATGCACTCCTCAAAAATTTAGTAAGACCTTCAAATGCTGAAGCTATCAAGTTCACACTTTGTTCGCTTCCACCAATCCCAAGTAGATCACTGACAAAACTACCTACAATACCAGCGATATTCCCGATTGTAGCTCCGATATTTTCAAAAGTAACACGGATATTTTCCCCAATGTTTACAATGCTACGAGCTGTCTTTTTATCGATACCCAAGTAGCTTTTTAAGAAGTCAACATTGTCCTTCTTGTTCATGGAACCGAATATCATATTGAACAATGTATTTGCAATTGCGCTAATATCAGCAAAAGTGTTATACACCCATTCAAGGATTGGCTCAGCAACCCCCTCACCAAAAACAGCAGTAAGGCCGTCTTGCAAGATCCCATAAATAAGATGAGGAATCCCTTTTAAGACATTCCCAATCATTGGAATGAGATTTCCAACTAAAAATGTCTTTGCTGTTTCGTATAAGCTATGAAGTGATGGTCCAATATCTTTCCCAAGCGCCAAATTCCCCAAAACATTTTGAGCAGCAGCTTTCATCGCAGAAAAAGACCCTGTAAAGGTAGTTGCTGCTTCTTTAGCTGTAGTTCCAGTTATATCTAGATTTTCTTGGATAGCGTGAATAGCTTGATACACATCTGACAGATTATTAATATCATACTTAACACCCGTCAGCTTAGTAGCATCAGCTAGCAAGCGCTCCATTTCAGTCTTGGTACCGCCGTAACCGAGCTTAAGGTTATCTAACATCGTATAATTCTGCTTAGCAAACCCTTGATAAGCGTCCTGAATACGATCCATGGAAGTACCCATCTTATTGCTGTTATCAGCCATATCGACCATAGCCATGTTAGCCACATCTGCAGCCTTCCGAGTATCGCCACCCAAAGACTGCAGTAAGCTTGCACTAAAGCCAGTCACATTTTCCATGTAGGCATTTGCTGAGAGACCTGTCGTTTTATATGCCTCGTTAGCATATTTCTTAACAGTATCCGCTGACCCTTTGAAGAGAGTTTCAATGCCTCCTAAAGATTGCTGAAGATTAGCTCCCTCCATGATTGAAGCAGAGAAAAACTTCCCTATTCCAGCAACTGCTATAGCTTTCTTAGCAAGGCTGACCATCCTCTCTCCTAGAGTTGAGCCAGCGCTTTGCCCAGCAGATTCTACTTCTGGCGAGATAGCAGCTTTGATCTTCCCGCTGATTCCACGAGCAGAAGGCATAATCTGCACATAAGCTTGGCCTAATTCTGTTGCCATTAACTACCTCCTCTAATTTTTTTCAACATTTCATTTCTATAGTTTTCAAATTCCTCTCCAGATGCAAATGTCATCTGCTCCTGTTCCTCTTCGACCTTCGTCAACTGATCAACCATTGATACAGGACGATTGATCCCATTTTGACCATCCTTGGTCTTAAACCAGACCAACATAGATAATCTATCTAAAATACTTGCCTGGATGAGTAACTGCATTGAGACATTTTGCCCTGACATTGCGGTTTTGATTCTAGAATCGTCACGCAACCCATACGAAAAGACAGCTACCTGATAAGCAGGTAGCTGTCTGTAGTCATAGATTTGATACGTTTCAGCTAAATCGCAAATCAAAGCATCCTCATCTGTCTGAATCATTCTAGAGAGGGCTACTATTTTTTTACTGACTGAGATTCAAAGATATCTGTGATTTCTTTCATAAGCTTGTCGGTTGATACCATTCCATCTTCGTCCCTGACATGGTTTTTCAAGTCTTCCGCTTGTTCTCCCAAAAGCAATTTCAGCAGTTTTGGAACCAACAGAGGATTGCTATCAATTTCAGATAAAACCTCAAGGACTTCATAGTTCTCCATTCGTTTTTGACTAATATCAAACTCAAAGCCTGTTGAAGTAGTCCCTTTAAATGATTTAATTTCAGACATATATTATTCTCCTTTGATGTATTCGTAGTGAGTATCGCCGTCAGAATTTGGAAATGCTGTAAGTGTTGTTTGATAGCCTACAGTTTCAGCATCTTTGTAAGAGATAGTTCCGATGGATGTAACCTTACCTTGAGGGATAACAATCCGCTTAAATGTACCATCTTTCAAGATCATATCAACCACCACACAATGACTAGCAAGTTCTTTCGAATTAGCCTTAATAGTGATACCTGTTTTAAGATCTCCAGATACATTATCAGCTCCGTAAATTTCTTTTAACACATTTAGATTCAATGCTTCGATCAAAGTGTAGTTAAAAGTATCAGGCTTTTCTGTCAGAGAAGAGTGCACGATGTCACCGCCCCAAGCCTTCACGTTTTCAGATTCAGGAGAGTTTTCATTTTCCAATCCATCTTCCGAAATGTAGCCAAGCGATACAAATTTCTTATCCAATGCTGAGGTCGCATCTGTAGGCAATGCTGTGCCAGCTGGCGCCGAATAAATTGCTCCGCCCACTTTAGGCTTAGCAGTCGTCACCAATGATGACGAAGTTGTTGATGTTGCTTGTGTTGTCTGAGCTTCTGTTCCCATTCCATTCTCCATTTCTTAAAAATAATTAATATCAAATACCGCTTGATAACGATATTTTTTAGTCCCAGTATCTGTAAAGTTGTAGTCGCTATTCAGATGAATTCCGCTGATTTCATTCAGCTCAATCATTTCATAAATGACTTGCTTAACCTTCTCGTTTAATTCAGCAGCTTTTTGCAAGCTACTTGCATAACTCTGAAAAGCAAATGTAGCAGATTTTGCGTAGTCCTTATTAGCTCCCCTAGTTTTTTCTACAATGACAAATTCTTTTGGCATTGTCGTCTCATGCTCAAAAAATGACGGAACAGACAAATGACCGTCGAGATATTTTTTAACTATAATCTCAATCATTCATCTCACCGCCTTCAAGAGAGTATTGTTTTTTAAGTTGTCCTTTTTGGCTTTTCTGGTTTTAGCGATGACCATGGCATTAGCACGATTTTTACCAACATGGATATCTTTCACATACCCATCACCGCATCTAGATTGTATATCTGATGCATATTGAGACAGGACCTTCTGCATAGGACCTGATTTCATTAATTCAGATACTCCAGCACGGTTTAACTTAAAATCCGAATTACCCATAGCGCTCCACCATCACTTTCTTATTCCATCTCAAAGGAATCATTTCCTCAATGCCTTCCAGTGGAATCCCAAAAGTTTTCCAACGCTTGCCAAAAAACAAAACTTCTTTATTCTCCCAATCATGAGTATCACCCTTAGGAATAGCTAGAGTGTATTCTGCCTTTCTTCCGGTCAAGTTCATTTGACTCGTGACATCATCGGTTGAAGTAGGAGAAATGAGGACATTATCCACTTGAGTTTCAATTTCCTCAAAAATGGGATGACCGAAGTCATCCCTCCCTTTCTCTTTGGTCTCGATAAGAGTAACTGTAATTCCTTTAATTCGTCTCATAAAGTTCAATCACCCCATATCTTTGCTTTTTCAAGCCCAAGCGCTTCAACTCTGAATCCTTAATGAAGAGTCCTCCGCCAGGAACCAAATAAGAACCGCTAAAGGAATATCCCATTGCTGACTCAGCCATCTGAGTCATCGGCTCCTGATCTGTTGAGGTCATCAAGGTGCGAGCTACCACATCTACAGTTACAGATTTAACGACACTTGAATAAGATGGGCTTTCAGCTACCATCTTATCCAAATCCTTGCTGACTTTCTTAGCTTCCTCACGAAGAGAGTCTGACACTATTGACAACAGTGCCTCTGCTCTCTTTCGTTCATCAAATTTCAAGGAACGCCACAAAGTTTCAAGGTCTTCTACTGTTGCAAATGTTGTCATTTTAACTACCCTTCATGTTGTTCTAAAAGAGCAAGCAAGTCAGCCTTCTTAGCTCCTTTGTCGTATTCGACACCCAGCTCATCTAAGCGGGCCTTGATTTGGGCGACAGTCAGATCTCCCTGATTGTCTGCTGCTTCCTGAGAATCCACTTTCGTAACTTGATCAGCTGGAACCCAGTCGCCACCACTAATTGCATTTTCAGTAACGATAGTAGCCCCTGTTTTCACATTAATGTATTCCATACACTACCCCGCTTTCACAACACGAGCAAAGCTGTTTTTGTCCAAAATTCCCCATCCGAGATAGATTTCTGCACGAAGATAGACTTGGTTATAACCTTTCAAATCTTTTCCAGAATTGTCTGGATCACCATATCGAATAACTTCAAGTGGAATTTGCTTAGCATATCCCCATTTCACCATGTTAGCAAAGTCACCAACAATAGCAACATCCT